CGAACACAGCTGAGTTAAAGATTGCTGCGGTGAAGAACCGCTTTGGTCCACACGCAGCTGATGGTAAGGACTATGCGATACTGCTAGTGAACTATGGTTCCTGTCAGATATCAGATAAGAATGCTTATGGAGCAATGTTCCAACACGATGCAAGACACGGGTATACTGGTAACTATATACCAGAGGATGAGTACGGACACGAGGTGGCAGTATGACAACTGAGACTGTAAACAAATGGACTGCACGCTACAAGGAAGATAAGCGCACTACCTTTCAGGTACGCCTATCTAAGGCAGAGCGTGATGCTATCCACCAAGAGGCACGCAATCGTGGCATCACAGCGTGTGAACTATTTAGACAGTATGCCCAGTACCTAATGGAGGATGACAATGGCTAACACAGAGATTGCCTACTTGAAGAATGAGATCAAGCAACTCAAGGCCGATATGGCTAACTTGATTATGGCACTGATTGAACTCAAGGTATTTAAGATTAAGGTCGATGAGAACGGTAACGCTGTCTACGACACAGGTAAAGATGAGCAGTCCGAAGTACAATAAAGCCAAGGGCGCAGCCTTTGAGATAGATGTAATGAAATGGTTTCGTAGTCTTGGAGTACTAGCAGAGCGCTTGCGCTTAGCTGGCAAGGATGACGAAGGTGATTTAGTATGTGTGATTGCGGGACAAACATACATACTAGAACTCAAGAACACGGCGAGACTAGACTTGCCGGAGTTCTGGAGGCAGGCAGAAGTTGAGGCGCTTAACTACGCTAAGGCTCGTGGTATCGGGGAAGTGCCACTGCATTATGTTGTAGTTAAGCGTCGCAACGCTGGCATAGATAAGGCTTGGGTGGTCCAAGACTTAACACAATGGTTAAAGGAGAAACAATAATGCCAATTCCAGGCGGACAAATTACAAGCACAGAAACGTGGAACGAAGTTCCAGCAGTAACAGATGAAGCTATCATTGAAGCAGATGCAGAAGAAGCAGTAGAAGAGTACCTACCAGACGAGGTAGTTGAAGAGTGATCTGTCAGCCTTGTATAGATGCAGGCGAATACAATCGCTTGGATCAGATTAAACTCAGCAAAGCACATCACGAACAATGCGAGGGGTGCGTATGCCAGCACAAGACTGGTCCAGGGTACGTAAGGCGGGAAAGTTCAAAGGGAAAGTAGATGCAAACGACATCCCAATAGATGCCATCGTCAGATTCTTTGGCGGTGAAGTAAGAGAAGGTAAGTCAGCTAGTGTCCGGTGCTGCTTACATACAGACAGCAGACGCTCTGCTGTTATCAACACGTACGATAACTTGTACTACTGTCACACCTGCGGTAAAGGTGGGAATGCAGCTAACTTAGTTTGCATACTAGAGAACTTGGAGTTTAACGATGGCCTCAAACGTGCAATCGAAATTGCAGCTGGAAGCGGCGCAGCGATACGCACAACAAATAAGTCCGGAGGCAATCGTCGCGCTAGCAGAACGTGGGATATCTGAAGAGGTAGCTGCGCTCTATATGCTAGGCAGTGTGACTGATCCTATGAACGGTCACGAGATGCACGATGGGTGGATATCTATTCCATACATCACTGCAATGAACCACTGCGTAGGCTTTAAGTTCCGTAGGTTAGATGATGGTAAGCCCAAGTACGGAAGCCCAACAGGGCAGAAGGCACACTTATATAACGTCGTTGACACAACCATCTTGAGTAGACACATCGTGGTGTGTGAAGGCGAGTTAGATACAGTCATAGTCTCAGGAGTACTAGGTATCCCAGCAGTGGGTGTACCTGGAGTGCAAGCGTGGAAGCCACACTTTGCTAAGTTACTGAACGGTTATGACAGTGTGTATATCGTAGGTGATAACGACGTAAAGGAGGACGGCACTAATCCGGGTGCCGAATTCTCTAAGCGTGTGGCATCCGAGGTTCTTAACGGAACTATTGTTACACTTCCACCTAATATGGACATCAACGACTACTACTTGGCTCACGGTGCTGAAAGCACCACGACCTTGCTGGTAGGTGAGGGGAATGGATAAGAGCGAATGGCTACAGATGATACAGACTTTGAATACTATGGGCTTTCGCATCTTGCAGGTGGACGTGGAGAAGGAGACGCTTCTCATATGTCCAATCCCAACCCGTTAGTAGATCACCTTGCAGTCACAGGCTACCGAGCAGGTGGCGTGAGCACTGATGACCTAACATCTTTCATTGAATCCTTTGCATCCCTGCGTGCCAGTCGTGTACGTGGTGTAGGAGCAGACCAGTATGCACTTGCCAAAGGGCAGAAGTTTGAAACCTTTACTGTTACAGACACCATCAGGGAACTAATTGAAGAACTAGCTGATGCTAGTAACTACATAGACTTCCTTGCCATTAAGTTGCTGAACTTACAGCACACAATAGATGAGGCGCTACCTGACTGTGACTAACATACATCCATCCATCTTCGACATAGCACCTAGCGTTGCTAACACTGTATACAAGCAATACAGGAACTTTGTTGAACGCGATGATGTAAAGCAGGAGTGTATGCAGTGGGCGCTAGCCCGTGCTGGGTACATCAATGATCAGTTAGGTGAAGAGAACGTTGAGCAACGCAGACACAACGAGCAAAAGATTGCTTGGCAGATGTCGCGTGCAGCCGAACGTTACTGTCGTAAAGAGAAGGCTACTAGGTCTGGCTATCAGCTAGGCGATGAGGCCTACTACCAGACTGCAATGCTTGGTCAGTTGCTACCCTTTGTTATTGCCTCCGTTGTAGATGGCACGGTTCTTGAGCAGGCACAAGAGATGATCAGAGATGGACAACCGAAGGGTTCGTCTAGTCCTGCCGAAGGTGGCAACCTACTGGCTATGCTATTAGATATTAAGAAGGGTTACGAGAAGTTAGGTGAGGAAGACAAGCGCATACTTGCCCTTCGTTACCACGAGAACCTTACCCTTGTACAGATTGGTGAGGTACTAGAGTGCCACCACAGCACAGCAGATCGCAGATGTAATCACGCTCTGCGTGAGCTGAATAATAAATTGGGTGGGCCAAGCCCGTACCAATGAGACTCTACATAAAATATCTACGTGAGTGCTACCTAATTATCAAGTGCCTCATCATACGTAATCATAAATTAAAGTATGAGTTCGTTAAGAACTTTAGCAAAGATGAGATGTTACAACTTGCCCACTGTACCAAATGCAATAGGTACTGGGTATGAACGAGATAATCCTGTATGACTTTCTTAAACTTAATCTATACCCAGACTTGCTGCGTGCGCCCGGAATCTATGATGCCTTCGACTGCACCAGTGAGAAGGCCGGTCACTTCATCGAACTGAAGTGTCGCCAAACCCATTATTCTACGCTACTTATAGAGCAGATGAAGTACCGCAAGCTGATAGAGCAGGCCTATCACCGCGACCTTCTGCCCTTCTACATCAACAGCACACCACTTGGTATCTACTCCTTTGATCTCACAGAGATAGACGAACCACAGTGGCACGTGCACCAGATGCCAGCGACCACAGAGTTTGAAAACACCGACAAGGTGGAGAAGATAGTTGGTTACCTAAATATAGAAGAGGCGGTAAAGCTGTGAAGATATTATGTAAAGTATTTGGACACAAGTTGTTCCTATTCAATACGCATAATGCTCTATGCCAGAGATGTGAAAGGAAGTTTCACGGATGACCTACGACTACGAGTGCACCAAGTGTAAGAACAGTTACACAGTTGAGCGTGGCATCAGAGATGCAGAAGTGTTACCAGTATGCGTTGGTTGCCACGAGTCTATGACTCGCGTATGGTCTGCACCCACTGTACTCTTCAATGCACCTGGCTTCTACAGTACGGACAATAAGAAATGACCGAGTACCCTAATTGGTTTAAGCAGATAGCACAGCATAACTTCGAGCAGTTCCTGCTCCCACTAGAAGGCAAAGAGTGGCTACGTTTCTTGCAGCTTGGTTGCTTTACTGGTGACGCTAGCGTATGGCTGTGCCAGAACGTACTCACTGGCGAGCACAGCTGGCTTGATGATGTTGATACTTGGCGCGGTGCACCTAACGAACCGATCCAAACACAGATGGACTTTGATGATGTCTATGCGACATACAAAGCCAAGACTGAAGATATGTCTATTATGGTTCATCGTTGCAGTACTTCTGACTATTTACTCGATCACGATAACGCATTTATGCGTGCCTCTGCATATGACTTTATCTACGTGGACGCACACCATACAAGTGCGTCTGCCTTCCTCGATAGCGAACTATCGTGGCCCTTGCTTAAACGTGATGGCATACTAGCTATTGACGATTACGAGTGGACTCACCCTGACGGCGTTGATATACACGCACCTAAGATTGGTATTCATATGTTCCTTGATCGCCACGAAGGTGAGTACGAAGAACTCGTACGCAACCAGCAGTTATGGATTAGAAAGAAGTAAACCCCGCCGGAAAGAGGTAACGGCGGGGCCTACTTAGGAGGGCGAGTCAGACTATATCACAGATATTGCCAATGACCCACTCAACTACAGGTACTGCAACTGCGTTGCCCATCTGCTTATATCTACTGCTATCTGACTGACCAGCTGTCCAATCATCAGGGAATCCCTGCAATCGTTCACACTCTACTGGTGTTAAGCGGCGAACAGTTCCCTTGTTTAACAAGGTCTGATCATTCGATGTTGCTATTGTCAATGACTTATCCTCACTAATCAAAGGGCCTTTGCCCCCACCTGGTTTACCTTCTCGCATACGCATTAGTGTTGCAACCATAGAAACGTTGTTCCCTCCTGTACCCATACGAGATGTAAGGGTATTCATAGTCTCGCCTTGTACTCTAGCTCCGTCGTGGTAGTGAGGGTGAAAGACGATGATAGTAGTACGCACATCGCCATTATCAAATGCGTTCATAGTAGGCATAACCCCTCCCTCAATCCACGTTTCATAGTCTTCATCATTCTGTGCCCGCCTACTCTTCGTGAACCACAACATTATCTTCAGGCCTTTTGTATGTAGTAGCTGTAAGGGTTGTTACTCCTGGGCTGTACTTAGCGAACCCTGTTTGACCAAAGCTTCTTGCAGTTCTTCCGGCAAGGTCTTCCCTCTGCGGTTGGCTCGACGTAGAATCCCGTCGCACGCTCTGCTGCTTAAATAGTATTTCTCCGGCGCTTCCGCTTGAAGCACGTCGGCAAGCGATGAAGACACGCTTGCGTCGCTGGGGTACTCCGAAGTACTGAGCATCAAGCACGCGCCAGGCGACACTATACCCGAGGTCTGCCATCGTCCCGAGTACGACAGCAAAGTCTGCTCCGTTGTTAGAGGAAAGGAGACCAGGTACATTTTCGAGGATTGCGTACTCTGTTTGCGTTTCTTCCACAATTCTTGCAATCTCCCAGAATAATCCGCTTCGTGCGCCAGCAAGACCAGCTCTTTTGCCAGCGACTGACAGATCTTGGCAGGGAAATCCTCCTGTAATAATTCCTCTGCTTGGTTCAAATCCTGCTCCAATTAAATCACTCCCCTTTACTGTAGTTACATCATCGAATATCTTGCTATTAGGAAACCGGTGTGCCAATACATCTTGACACTTCTTATCTATCTCAACTGAAGCTACAACATCTACGCCGTTGCGCTCCATCGCTAGGTCAAAGCCACCCACTCCTGCGAATAGGGATACGCCTGTTAGTTTACTCATCAGTACCACCCTCTACCTCTGTGGTGGGCAAGAGCGCGGCACGCAGATCCTCGATAGCGGTGTTCAAGGTATCGTAGACCGTGAAGGATTTGAAGTTCAGGTTGTCCACTACGCTCTCTAAGGAGCTGAGCAATTCCATAAGCCGAACTTCGTTTGTTGTCGGCAAGGTGGTCAAACCTGCTTTCACTGGTCCATAGGGTGACAAGGCACGTAACTTCTTTTCTCGAATATCCGAGAGCGCGACTATATTCTCTTGTGATTCGTTTATTCTCACGCTTCTCCTCCATTGTCGCCTTCGTCCTCGCCACGATTAGTGGCTTCTCT